ATAGTTCCTTCTTGTGTGTATGCTCCATTATGACAAACAAATGTCCAAACCTTTGTTCCAATATCACTAGAAAAGTTTGTGGATGGTTCAGAGTCAAAGAAGCAGTCAAATGCTGTAAACCTCGTACCACCACTATCCATCTGTTCTTCAATAGAGATTGGAATCTTCAATTCAACACCGACTTTCTGATACAGCTTAAATAATAAATGCAACCACGTATTACTTTCACTTGTTTGATTAACATGAAATGAAACTCTATAGCTTCCGTACTTATCAATGAAGGCAGTATGACTACCATCCATTGCTTTAGTAAAGGTTGTTACAGAGTTCTCTCTTTCAATATCTACAATATTTGTTTCGGAGAAGTTTTCAATCTCTATTCCAAAAACTCTACACTTTACTTGTGATGGGACATAAGAATAAATCATGAAAACTCTCCTTGTTGTTATTGTTTAGATTTAATACTTACGTATTAGATTTTCCAAGTATCATCAATTGTAATGCCAAATGCTTCTAATACAGCTTGTGTATCTTCATCAATTTTACCACCACCGCCAATGTTCTGATCAGCCCAAGCCATTACAACAACCCAATCTCGTGTAGATACTGCGCTACCAAACTCTTGTGATTGTGGACGCTTAACATAGCATTGTGAGCTATATGCGTATGAACGACCAGACTTATCAGCTAGTGTGCAAGTGAAGATACCACCAACACCCGTAAGGTCATTCTCATCGTATTTCATTAGTGCTGATAGTACATCGTTAGAAATCGAGGTTTGATCTAAGTGAACTGTGACTCGTAATGTTCGATCTAGACGATGTGTACGTGTTGTACGACCATCTGTTCCAACTGTCTCTGTCCAAGTTTCATCTGGGTATTCAATACTTACCACTGAGTCAGCACTATATCCACCAACAACATGAGTTGTATTTGTTGCTGAGTGGTTAATTACCATTGTAATAGCTGATGGTACATATGCAGCTAACATGTTTCCTGCCATTTTTATTATTCCTTCTTATTAAATATAACTTGCATGTATATTACGCATACACAGTGCCTTCAATGGCATCAACAAATAGAATTGCACCAGCAAGACGAGCGCGGAAAGTAACCTTGCGTAAATAACCACTAGCACGTTCTTGCGATGTAAGCTTGTTAGCATCTGGAGTAGAGATTTGGAAACCATCATCATCTGTTAAGATGTTATTAGAAACAGCTTCATTCAACACTTGAACTAGGATAGCTTTGAATTGCTCAATACCAGCGCTTGTATCGTTGATTGTGTCTTTAGTGTAGATAAGATTCCACATTGCTTCACCAATACGAACTTCTAACCAAATAGCTCCTAAGATAGTCTTAATCTTCTCACCAGCAGCTACGTTGGCATTACCTTCAATAGATGGGTCTTGACCAACTTTAGTGTAGAAATGAGCATTCTTTGTTTTAAGGATTGCCATCTCTGTAGGGGTGAAACCTTCTGGTGTAAGTGTAACTAGAGCTTTATGAATCCAAGAGTTGCTACCAATAACAGCACTAGCAAAACGACCAACCCAAGCTGCCTCAGGAGCAACAACTGATGAATCTTTAGTGTGCATGTAGAATGTATTGGTAAGAGATTTCTCTTTTAACACTGAGAATACATCGGTAGTTGCAACTGTTAAGTTAGCTGCTGTACTATCACTAAATACATAAACTGCTGTTTGAGTTTGAATGTATTCTGCAATAGCAACTTTATCAGCTTGATCTACTGCATCTGTGATCAAATAGAACCAAGCATTTGTTTCAGCTTGAAGTTTAGTAATCTCAGCCACATAGTCAACATCAACTGCTGTAGCATAACCATATACTACGATTGAACTTACTTGAGGATTTTGTGAGAAGATACGATTAGCTGCAATATATGCAAAGTCTGTAGTAAGATAACCATCATCAAGCATCTGAGTTGTACTTGTGTAGACAAAGCTTCCTAACTTCGTACTTTCAGCTACAATAGCAATTGTCTGTAGATCACGAATCGTCTTAGAAACGGTCTCTCTGTTAATGATGACATTAACAATATCTTTAATTTCTAACATTTAATATTTACCTTTAATGTTGTTGTTTGTTTTAGTGATAGATAACGCCATCAACTTTGTCTACTCCAAGAATAGGGTGGATAAGAGTTGCTTTAAATTTGAATGATGCCGTTGAAGTTTTACTGTCAACGTTTCGTGAAAACACTTCATACTCAGAGAACATACTTTCAGTGACACATAAGTCTAAGATTCGTTTGACTTCATTCTCTAGGATTAGTGATCCACTTGATGTTGCTGGAATAACTTCTTCTTTATAGAGTTTGTTCCATATGGATTTCTGCAAAGCATACTTCAACCAATCTAAAGAAACTTGTAAGTGGATTGGTACAGATTGCCCTGTCATCCCACTCCCTGCTGTAGCTTTATCAGTTCCTCTTATCATGAAAGAAGTAGTTGATAAGTTTGGTATAGTGGTTGCTTTAAAACCTTCAACCTGACCTAAGTATTTATGCAACCATTGAATTCTACTTGGGAAGTAATAACCACATAAACCAATCCAAGCTCCTTCTGGATATAAAGCATTTCTAATAACTGCTTCAGAGTAGGGCATATCGTAAGGCTCAAGGGTTACACGGTCAGTATTGTCCCAATCCAATGTATCGTTGTTATCATTATTCCAATAGTCACCGTATCCGTCTGAGTATATTGGTGGAACATAAGCTGAACTGAAGAACGGTTGGTAGTAGTAGACAATCTTACGACCAATAACTTGTTCTGAAACATTTACAGTTGATGAGAAAAATTGTAATTTGAATTCATCTCTCTGATTAATGTAATCATTGAAATTGAAAACAATATCTGTATTCTTGTCTTCGATCACTATGTAATAGTAATTACTATTTTCGTCAGCACTAAAAGCTTCTTCATATGTCTCGTTAGTACGTTTAGCTCGAACAATGACATTAGTCATACTTCTTTGAGCAAATACTGAATATACGAAGTTATAAACGCTCATGTACCTCATATAGCCATTTTCAAGTAAGTCTGATAACTTGCTGACATTTAGAGTTCTTGGTGCTTCATCACTTTCTGCAATAAAACAAACTGTATAGAAAGCATCTGGTATTAAGTTAAAATTCTCAACAACAACTTCGACTTTCACAGGAGAGGTGTTAATTTCCATTACATCTCCTTAGATTAATTTACTGACAGTCACTTCAAAATCGTAACAGACCATAGACCTACCATAAGTTTTTAGATTGATAGTAAGTCCATTCGTAGCTAATGCTGAATCACTGTGAATTGTTGTACTAAAGTTCATATTCTGGATTTGACTATCACCACGAACACTTCTGTCTTCGCTATATGGTAAATCTGTAGTTCCCTTATTAAATGAAACATTGATATAATCTGTCTGAGTTCCTGCTGCGACCTTAAACTTCACTTTAACTGAATAAAAACCTGCTGTGTCGGCAAACAAGTATTTCTGAGTTGTGTTGTTATAGAAGGTTGCAACACTCGTTGGTAAATACTCTGTAGTTGTAGCCTTATTGTTTGGCAGTACAACCTGAGTATTTGTCGGAATTGTTAAAGGGCTAATATCAGAGTATTGACCATCTTTATAAACTCCCCATCCATGTTGTTTAGGAGGTGTACCAGAAGTCACTGTACTTGCATCTGTATATGTAACAGTTACAGATAAGTCTGAATTAAATACGATACTTTGTACTGTCTTCCCATCAACACCTGCTGCTCCAGTCTCTCCAGTCTCTCCTTGTAAACCTTGAATCCCTTGCAATCCACGGATGTTCGAAGCATTGTTAATGTTAGTTACAATACCTGTAGGTGAAATATATCCAAGTGTTGTAGGAGCTGTTCCAGTTCCACCAGTCCACCCCGTAACTTGCAATACACTATCATTACCCCTAGATGCAACAGCCAAAACAGGAGACCACCCGTTAGACCCATTTGCACCTGAACTGCCAGTAGCACCACGCAATGACGTTAACCATTGAGATTCCGTACCAACGAAGCCGTTACCTACAGCAATTTGGTAGGCTGATAAACCATCTTGTCCATCAACACCATTAACCCCATTTGTTCCATTCTGACCATCAATCCCTTGTACTCCTGTATCTCCTTTTTCACCTTGTACATTAGCAAGCATGTAGGCTTGGAAGGTTGGTCGAGAGAGAAGTCTAGCTTCACCATTGTCTAGAATAAGGAAATAATCGTTATCACTGAATGATGCAGAGGTAGCTAAAGGTAAATCGTTAATTTTAATTTGTGCCATTATTATTCCTTAAAAACCTCATCATATTCAAACTGGACGTATTCTTTACTTTCATCTGTTCTGACTGCGACACCATTGTCCCAAACAAAACCAATACCTGTGTCAGTATCAAGATTAAATTCGATGGCTTTGTTCTGAATGTTAATTCTTTTAATGAACGGAGCATGAAAGTTTTCATTTCTTTCAAATCTAAAGTAGATATCAATAATCGCTCTTTTGAAGTTCTTTCCATCGATAGAAAGTGATTGATAAACAATATCTGTATAATCAAAGATTCCCAACCCATTATCGGTGAAAGCTGCTTGATAAAAACTACTACCTAATCCAAGATGGAACGTCTCTACATAATCTTGTAATTCGCTATTCCCTTCTAAGTGGAAAGTTAACGATGCTTGTAGTTCTTTTGTCTGAATAACAGTTTCATATTCTTGTCCATCTTTGCGTGTAGATGTTCTATATGGAAGTCCGACATTTCTAACTGGAAGTAATGTGATTAGACAATATGGAGCTGGAGGCTCTACACCAGTTCTATCAGCAAGAATGTTGATAATCTGTGATGGTTGTTGTAAGAGTTTTAATGAATCAATAATCTTCTTTTCATATAACATTAATTGATTACTCCAACTTCACCAGTAATCCTTTCAACAATTGAGTCTTCTAGTTTTACCGCAATAGCCTCACAATGCTCACCAAAGTTACCAAAAGGTCTTGATGCTAACACTTTCCATTGTGCTCCACGATAAAGGATTAGGTCAGCTTCCAATTGATTGCTTCCACTTCTCGCTGTATATACCCAATCGTTAGAGAAGATAATAATTCCTTCTTTCTCTCGATCACCTTCTGGTAATAATCGTGTTAGATAGCTACCAAAACTAGGTTGAATATTTGCATAGATTGTAACCTCTGCTTTAGTTGCTGGAATAAACTCACCATCGACCCATTCACCACTTTCAGGGTTATCAATATCTCTAAGAAGTTTGTGAGGTCTTTTACCTAAATTTGTAATACTACCCATTTCTATTTAGACCTCGTAATCTGTGTTTGATTCTCTTTAACACTATTAATTGATTGCTTGTAAACCTTAGATTTAAAGGATTCTAATAACAATCCAGTGTCATCCATTTGATAGCGATGACCTTTTAATTCAACAGTATAATCTGAGAGTTTTGCATAGTTTTGTTTAAGAACACTTTCGTTGTAATCCATTACTAGGTTTTCAGCTAAGATAGATAACCCTGTTTCATCAACACCTGATACTAAGGTTCTTTGGAAGATATCTTTGATCTTATCATTGTACGAGTATCTACTCTTATTGATTGCTTGTCTAAAGTAAGGTCGAGCTGGTTGTTTAATTGTTCCGTATTCAGCCCAGAAAGCAACTTGAGCTGTTGTAGTGAATGATTTACCTTTCTCAGATGGGTATTTAACATTGTCCAACCAACCCCATCGAATGTGCCTAGCGTTAAGTTGTTTAACTGACTTCTCAATACGTCTGAGTATTGTAAAATCTTCATCAATCTTGAAAGTGATCTTACTCATCAATACTCCATTAAGGTGTTAATCGTACCGATCAAGGGACAATCATTCTATTGTAAACACCTTGTTCATCAACTTCTTTAGTATTTCTTACACCAGCAATACGTTTGTTATTCCAATATGGAGTACGTGTATGCTGACCACGATAGAACATCGAATCAATATACTCAGGATTTTCTTCTAAGAATTTTGTAGAGTCTCTTAATACTCCACCAACAAATACAGTAGGAACAATTCCTGACAATAGGGGATTTGATGCTTTCTGTTTTAAGAAGTCTAAATAGTTCGTGTAACGATCACCAAGATATGCCTCTTCTTGACCTACACGCTGACGATAACCTTCTTTAGCAAACTTAGCTAAGATGGCACTACCAACACTCTTTAATACCATTCTAGGTGATTCAGGATACTTTAATATGAAGTATTGATAACTCTCATCTGTTAGGATGTAATTGTATTCATCCAAATCACCAAACTCTAATCGTAAGGCATCAATTGGATTATTGATTGGATCAAACGTATCTGGAATTCCATCTGCCATATTATTCTCACATTTATTAATAATTGTAATCTTTAGTATAATCACTAATGAATGTGAGAGAGCCGAAGCTCTCATCACTTTTGTATTACGCTGTAGTAACAGTAATATCAACAGACATCTCTGGACGAGACATGAATGGAATCAAGTGTGATTCTAAGGTCATATCAGCGTGAGTGTCATCAATAATACCAGTAGAACGAGCTACCCATTTTTGACCAGCTTGATTGTATTTAGATACATAAGGAGCTGGAGTATATTTAACTTGGTAAAGACCAGATACACCGTGAACAATAGTCCAACCTTTGTTAGCAGCAATAGCATCAACTGCTGTACCATCCCAACGATAGAAACGTTGTGGGTAAGTACGGAATACTAGGTTTTCCCAACGGAATTCACGAGAATATCCGTAAGCACCACGAGTCTGTAAACCTAAGCTACCATTCAACACTGGTTGTTGTAGAGCTAAGTTGCCTAGACCAGTGAAAGCTAGTTGATATAGAGTTGAGAAGTCTGGGTGATTAACAATTGCATTAAATGCTGTTTCACCAAGAATAATTTCAATCTCACCGATATTACCGTTATAACCATTAAGAGTTGCAAGTTGGTTACGTAAAGCTGTTAAACTAGCAATAAGGTCTGCTGTTGGAGCTGCTGTGATGGTAGCTGTAGAGCGAACTGTACCAGTATTAGCATATTGGTCAATTGCCACTGTACCGTTGTATGGATCAAGAACAGAACCTTGAGTAGCTGTCAACTTAACATATTCCATGTTAGCTGCACCAACGTTAGCCATACGAGTAGCTTCTTTAATCACTGCTTCTTGGAATGAATCAGATTCGAAATCTAAACCACCAGTAACTACACCGATTAAGTCTTCTACGTGAACACCACCAACTTCTTTGATGGTAACACCAGCCATTGTTACATACTTCTCTTTAGGTTTTTCAACTGCCATCGCATCACGTTCAGTACGAGAAGTAAGTTTGGTCATTTTAGTCTGACCTTGATCTACAATCTTGTACATGTGAGCTAAAGAAGTGATACCTTGTTCTTCGAATAAACCTGATTGATCAATACGACCATACTGAGGATTAATGACTTCTAATACCGAACCTAAGTCAATTGTAGTGTTCGGGTTAATTGGGTTACGAATTTGTGCCATGTTATTTTAAGTCCTTTTTATTAAACCGCAGGGGTGTATTGTTGTTCAACCATTTTGAAACGGTTTTCTTTAGTAAATTTAGCATCTAGAGCTGCGATAACATCAGCAGGTAGTTTGTAATATTGCGTACCACCAGCGTCTAAGTTACCTTTCTTAAGAATACCTCGACCATCACCCTTAACGATTGCTACACCTTTACCTGTAACTGTTTGGGTTAGATTATCAAAGTCTTGAGCTGTTGCTGGATTGGTAGGAAGATCACGACCAACGAAAACTGCTAAATCACCGAGAGCTGTAACTGCTGCTGCATCTGCTGGAGCTGCGATAGGAGTTGCTGTACCTGCTGCATAATCAACCTGAAGGATTGTACCAACACGAACAACACCACTTGCTACAGTGATAGTGAATGTTTCACGACCATAACCAACATCTGTATTTACTTCATAACCGAATACATCAGAAGGGATAACAGGGGTGTTGAATAAATTTGTAATAACTGCCATTTGATTAGATTCCTTTTATTAAGCAGATTGCTTGTTCATTGATTTTGCTTTAGCAGCAAGTTTTTGTTCGATAGTGAGCTGAGTATTAGATTGTTGACCTTCGCCACCTTTCTCTGCAAACGTCCCTTGTTTAGCTTCTTGAGCTACACCAAAAGATGATGCAATAACTTCAAACTGTTCATCAGATAGAGTTTCAGTATTAGTTAGTAACTCAGCAACTTTCTCATTGTCTTTACCAAGAGCTGCTTCTAGTTTAGCTGTACGAGAATCTAAACGAGCTTGTTTTTCAGTAGCAAGTTTCTCAGCTTCTAATGCTGCTTTCTCTGTAACTAGAGATTCTTTAGCTTCTTTAAGAGCTGTTAACTCAGTAGAAAGAGATTCTTTAGCTTCTGTTAATTCAGTCAACTTCTCTGAAGCTTCTGCTAATTGAGTAGCTAGTGTTTGTTTTTCTTCTAAAGCAGCACTCAATTGTGCTTGAACTGCTTCAACTGTTAGTTGTTGTGACATATT